AACTATTAAAAGTAGCCGCACCCGCCGCTGACATATCAAGAGTGAGGGCTGTAATGTCTGAGCCACCATCTGCACCCGCAAACTTTATGTCCTTGTCGTTTTCAGAGCTTGAAATAACAAAGTCACCACTGTCTCTTGTAAATTTACCAAACTGAGTGCCACCATCTGATAGGCGTATATCAGCACCATCAGCATCAAGGATGATGTCGCCAGCAGCATCAAGTGTTATTTCTTTACTAGAAATTAGCTGTAAGTCCTCTGACCCTGCCGTGGTGTCAAAGGTAATTTTTCCTTCATCGTTGTCACCACTGTGACCAAAATTGATTGCAAGAACAGAAGAACTCCCTCCAAGAATACTTAATTCTGTGTTGTCATCATCTTCAACAGTTAAGACTGTATTTGATGTAGCACTTCCTCCACTTGATGCTTTTACAAAAGCTCCTGTAATTGCCGTAACCCCACCTGCAAAGGCTGCTGTTGAACTGGCTACTGTTGCATTAGGAGTAAATGTTGCGTGAGCTACAGCAGAACCAGATATTTGATTTGCTATGGTAAGCGTATTATCAGTGTTGCTTGTGATTTTCCAAATATCAGCATTATCGTCAGATTCATCAGCCGCCAAAAGCAAACTAGCTGATTCACCTTCAGTCCCTGCTATAGCAACAGTGTCTGAGTTAATGTTGACGTTGCCTGTGCCGTTTGGCGTGATGGTAAGATTGCCGTTACTGTTAGTTGTAGATATGTCATTACCATCAATCGTGATGTTATCCACAACTACACCAGCGTTGGCAGTGACTACGCCAGCTACAGCTAAGGTAGAAGCCATATCCACAGCACCATCTATATCTACAACATCTAGGTTGGCAGTGCCATTTACGTCAATAGAGCCTTCTAGGTCTATGTCGCCATTAACAATCAAGTCATCC